CAAATAATGCAAATCTTTGGGCGTGTATATCGTGTATAACTGTTGCGTTATTTACAGAGGTGTAATATCTTACCCTATCGCCTTCGATTTTTAAACCGTTTCCAACTGTACCTCCTAAATTTATTGCGCTTGCATATATATCCACTAAAGACTGTCTAAAAGTAGCAAAATTAGTGCCGTTCGTTTGTAATGCTAAGGTGTTTAAGCCAGTTGTTCTATTAAATACAAAGCCATACGCACCACCTTCAAATTGTGTGTTTTGATTAACATTCACATTACCATTATCCAACCACTCCCAAATTTTACTTGGTGTACTATCGTTGTCGTATAATGCTAAAGTCGTTCCCGTTCCCGTTCCTCCTCCTTGTATTTCAAAAGTACCACTTTTAAATCTTAAGCTATCTGTAAGTGTTGCAATAGTTGAGCTTGGAACCGTTCCATTTGCTGTGTAAATAGAGTCTCCTCCACTTGCCAAGGCGTCTATAGCTTGCTTAACTCTTTGAGGTGTCCACCTTTTAACCGTTGTTACAGTGCCAGCCTCGGCCTCCGCTTGTGTTACCTCGGGTACTTGGTTATTATAACCTATTTCTATTTGCGCGTCTGTGGGTGTTATTGTGCTTTTGTTAACCGCTTGCGGTTGTCCGTTTGCGTCTCCCACCCAAAGGTTATCCTGTGCCAAGTTTGGAAGGCCCGCCGCTCTCGCTGTGTTAAAAATAAATAATTGCCCCCCGCTTGCTGCCGACTTTAAGACTTTAGCTACTCTTTGAATAAAAGAGCCCGCCCCTGTTGGCCTTGTAGCTGTTAGCGTTCCCGTGGTGGTGCTTATATATAAATCCGCTCCCAAGCTGAAAGCTGAGGTATCCAAGCCCGTAAGCTTTCCGAAAGTAGTTATTTTCTTGGCGTTTGTGGCGTCCATGTCCTCAGCCGCAAAGCCTATGACTGGCATAGTGCCCACCGCTCCCGCGTTGGCCTCCTCTACGGTGTGTAAATCTGAGTCAAAGCCTACTAAATAAACAGGCTTCCCCTTTGCTATAGTTCCCGCGCTGGCTTTCTTTGCGTTTATTACTACTGTGCCCGCTGTTATAATGTCGTCCGTAATAAATTTACTCGTGCCATGGTCGTAAAATAATAGTTTTGTGTCGTCTACTATTGTGGGCGTTCCTGGTAATCCTGTGGCAACGTCTGAAAGGTCGTTAAGGTCTGAAACATTGGAAGCGAATAAATTCCAGTCCGCTGGAACAAAAGCCCCTAAAGTTGTGGTTTTATTTGCAAAATATAAATTTCCTAAGTAGTTGGCCCCTTGTCCCGTTTCGTAAATTACGCCCGTGTTATATGGCTTTAAACCAACTAAAGGGCCGTCCGTTATTTTGTTAAAATTTGACTCGGCTAAATTTTCGGCCATTTGCCTAACATCCTGGGGGCTTATTGCCTGGGTTGTGTTGTCGGCTAAATTTGCCGCCGCCTCGGCTTGTAAATCATTTCTATTTTTTAAAGTTGCCATATAAATTTAGTTAAAGCCGTTAATTTTAAAACCACTTGTAAAGCCTCCCCCCTGTAAAGGTTGCGTTAAATCCCTTGTCCCAGGTGTTACCCTCCTATTAATATAAAACTCCGTTATGGGGTTCCCCACTTGCTTGGTGTAATTTATAACCGTGCCCGCTGGGATTGTTTTACCCACAAAACCTAAAGCGGGGTTATCCTGTACCAATTTAACTATATTACTTGTATTTCCATACAGTAAATTACTTAAATCCCAAATACTTTGGGCCTCCTTTGTTGTGTATTGCTCCATTATTTTATAATTCTTTCCCCAGCCACATAAAGCTGCTTATTAATAACTGTTACTTTTTGGGCCTTGTATCCGTCCGCTTTTAGTGCTATTTGTACCCTAGCTTTTAAGCGTTGGGTTCCTCCCGTGCTCCCTAAATACCTTTTAGCGCCTACCCCTAAAGTGGGGTATTCCTTCCACCAACCCGCAAAGCTATTTATTATGTCTTTAACGTGCTGGGTGTCGCTTGCTGAGGCCTCAAAGTCGCCCGTATTAGGGTTTATAAAAAGGTCGTCAAGTTCCGAGCTTACAGGAGTTAATTTTATGTCTTTTACGTTAGCCATGTTTTACATTTTCGTTTTTAATAGTGCTAAAGTCCTCCTTATCCACTAACGTGGCTAAAGCTGTTTTTATAGTTGTTTGTAAAGCCGTGCCGCCGTCTTGAGGTACAGGGACGCCGTTATTTATGGCGCTTATAATTCCGTCCACCCGAGCGGTTAACTTTGCTAAATTATTAATCAAGTCCTCAGCCTTTACTATTCCCCCGTATTGGTCCCCTCTTATTTCTACGTTTTGGACCTCTGAGTATAAAGAAATAAAAGCCGTTTCCTTGCTTAAAAATGTCGCTATTACTACGCTGTCAATAATAGGGGTTATTTTTAAGGGGAAGTCTGCCGCCCCCGAAATTAATTTAACCCCCAATAAATTAGGATCTCCATTTAAAGGCTGTAGCTCGGCCAGGTCGTTGGATATGCTTACCACCTTACAGGGTAGGCTATAAATTTCCTCCTCTTGCTTTGCTAGTTGCCTTATTATGTCGCCTATATTTTGCGTATTCATTAACTAATGGCTTTTTGTATAAAGTTCCCGCTTGCGTCCTCTATTAGGTCGTAAGCTTTTTGTTTTATATATATTTTTTGTCGTCCCCCCGTGTTATACCCGAAAGTTGTTACTACTTGAGTAACTAAATAGCCGCCCGATTGTTCGGGGATTGTTTTATTTATTAACTCTACTATGTCCCCATGGTTTACCAATGGACTAACAAAAGTTAAAAAATGCCCCTCATATCCCGAATATTTTAAACCGTCTTTTAAGCGGTCCGCTGTGGCTTGTAAGTCTGTTAAATTGTAATTATTAAAATATAAAGTCCTTGTTTCCCCGTCTACGTCTCCCGCTGTAGCCTCTAAGGTGTTGTTATTGTCGTCTATACTTTTACAAATTACTTTTATTTTTCGCTCGCTTTCATCAATAAATTTTAAGCTGTCCCCATTTATTAGGGTCGGCGTGTTAAATTCGAACCTATGGACTGTTTGGAGGCTTGGATTAACAGAAAGGCCGACATATAAAATGCCATTACGAAAAAAGCTGTATATACCGTGTTTTTTTCTTAGCTCGTCCAATACCTCGGCACTACTCGCATTTTTTATCCTAAACTTCCCGAGGTTTTGCTCCGCTGTAACCTGGTAGGCTATCCCCTCGGGAATAATTAACTTTAATAAAGCGCTTAACTTTGGATTGTTAACGCTTAAATTAAGTCTATTTTGTTTTAATTTATATACTTCGTCCTCTATCTCAAAAAGTAAAGGGAATTTTGTCCTTACCGCTTTTATATAGCCTGTAAATACTTGGCTTATCTTTGCGTTATACCCCACCTTTATGTTAACCTTGTCCCCAGCTTTAAAAAGGGCGTTTGGTCCTTGGGTAATATTTGGGACGCTTTGCCCTTGTTGGTTAACGTACCTTATCCGCTTGGGAATTATAACCTTTCCACTGTCTAAAAGATTGTCGTAGCTGCTAACTATACTAACTTCATGGCAAAATTTAAAAACTTGCTCGCTTAGTGTTATTTCGCTGTCTAATCTTACCATTAGTCTATTATCCCGTTTACAGTTAATTCTATCGGTTCGTCTGATATTGCTTTAATCTCAAAAAGTTGGGCGTTCTCGGTGCCCTCTATTTGTGGAAAATTTACCTCCTTTATAGTTAAGTAGTGGATGTCGAAATTATCATTTAAAAACCTCGCCGCTATTTCTACAGACTCGGGAACCTCGCAATATTCTACAAGTTGCTTAACTTGCTCCTCGGGGTAGCGTTGGCCGCTTGGATCTACTAAAACGCCCCGTATTGTTAAATCGTAGTCGTCCTGGCTTATATACTCTTTTACTGAGCCTTTTACTCCTTGTATTTTTGTTGTAATAATTTGCTTTACTATTGTAACATCACATAAAACCGTGTCTATTTTAAAGCCTGGCTTTTCCCCGTCCTCGCTAGGGGTTGCGCTGTCGTTTGTATTGCTTAAAATTTGGCCGTAGGCTATTTCTGTGCCGTTTTTATCCGTGTACTTTCCAGGCCTAAACTCCACGTTCATAAATACGGGAGTCCCTAAATAGCTGGTGCCCGCTTTTTCGTCTGCCTCCTCGCTTATTATTGTGCCATAGTCGGGAGTATGTCCGCTTTGCCCTGTTTGTTGCGTGCTGTAAAGCTTTGTTTTTATCGCTTGGAGTCCAAACCCTTTTAAAATTAAAGAGGGCTTAACCTTTGGAAATTGGGCCGCCATTTCGTTGGGAAAATCGACAAAGCCTATACCTGTTTTAAATTTGCTCATAATTAAACCCCCGCTATATTGTTAACATTATTTACAGCGCTAAAAAGAGCCTGGGCCACTTGATCCTTAATTTGGCCCGTTAGGTCGTCCACGTTTGCCGCTGTAATATTCATATTCTCAATTAATTTTCCTATGTCTATATTTATATGGGTAGGCCGTCCGCTTTTTATACCGTCTACGCTAGTGCTGGCCGCCTTTGTTCCTCCTGTTGC